TAGGGAAACTATGTCTGTAATACAGGCCAAACAAGGCGTCGGCACAGTAAAAATACTAGCCGATAATCCCAAATCTGTTTTTGGTTATACAACGTATCATAATTTGAATGATACTTATAGAATAAACCAAATCAAAAACAGAATGAGCGGTGACAATGAATTACGTTTGAACATTGTGGCTAGAGATTATTCAGGTCAGCACATTCTAGATTTTTGTTATAGTCCTGAATATAAGGCAGGCGGTATATTTTATAGCATAGGTGTACCTAATAATATTTCAATTTTTGGCAATGATAGAAATCGAGGCGAGGTAAAAATTCGTATGACTTTTCCTGCTGATGTTATCTACGACATTTATGTAGATGTTGTTGCCGAACGTGACTGTAAACTTTAACTCAAACTAAAAAATAATAAGTACGATATCATGTCAGAAAATGTAATAAACCATTGTAGTTTTTGTGGTAATCACAAAGACCAAGTAAAAAAATTAGTTGTATCCGGTGAAGTCGCAATTTGTGATGGATGTACAAAATTATGTTCAGACCTTATTGTAACTGATACTAAAACCGAAGAAGAAAACAGTTTTAGACAGGCTAGTGCTATTGAAATCAAAGAGCATTTAGACCAGCACGTTATTGGTCAGCATGACGCTAAAATGGTTCTAAGCGTTGCTATCGCTAACCACTATAAGCGAATTATGACTCCGCCTAAGGATCTTGAGATACAAAAGGGCAACGTATTGCTTATGGGTCCTACAGGATCAGGTAAAACACTACTTGCCAAGACTGTAGCGAAATTCCTTGGTGTACCCTTTGTAGTGGCAGATGCTACTAGTTTGACTGAAGCAGGCTATGTAGGTGATGACGTAGAAAGCATGATCAGTATGCTACTACAAGCCGCTAAGGGAGATATCAAACTAGCAGAAAAGGGCATCGTGTTTGTTGACGAAATCGACAAGATCGCACGTAAAAGCGAAAGCACTAGCATCACCCGTGACGTTAGCGGCGAAGGTGTACAGCAAGCGTTATTGAAACTGATAGAAGGTACAATTTGTAGATTGCCTGTAAATGGGGGCAGAAAGCATCCTGATGGTAACATGCAGACTGTAGATACAAAAAACATACTTTTTATCGCTGGAGGCGCATTTGTTGGCCTTAGCGACCTAATCCGTACTAGACTAAAAGGTACAACTATTGGATTTAGCGCCGAAGTAAAAAGCGCCAATGAAGATATAAAGTTAGACCTTGTAACACCAGATGATTTGACCAAATTTGGTCTTATTCCTGAATTTGTTGGTCGTTTTGCAACAACAATTAGTGTAGAGGATCTAACTAAAGAACAACTCATTGAAGTCCTTACAAAGGTGAAAAATAACTTTATTGACCAATATAAGTACCTGTTTAGCTTAGACGGTATTGAACTTACGTTTACAGACGAAGCGATTAGCCAAATTGCTGAAAATTGTACAAAACTAAAGACCGGGGCTAGAGGGTTACAGACTGAGATTGAAAAGGCACTAATGCCCCATATGTTCCATATTTCTACCTACAATAAAAACAAACTGGATAAGATAAATATTACACAGGATCTCATAACGAATCCTAAAGCGTTAGTATGAACTTATCAGGTAGGAAAGTAATAGTAAAAGATGGAAATGTAGAAAAGGCACTAAGAAAATTCAAAAAGAAAGTGTCTGAGAGCGGCCTATTGATGGAATTACAGGGTCGTCAAACTTATACTAAACCCAGCGTAAAGAAAAAGGTTCAAAAGGCTATGGCCAAAAAACGTTGGAAAAAATATCTGGCTCAACAGAATCTACCTAAAACAAACTTCTAACCCTAATATACTATAATTTTTTACGAAATCTGCTAAGATAAATACAAGATACAGATGCCGATGGTCGGGTCTGTATTAGTCATAAACTTGCTTATAAAAGGAGAAATGATATGACAAACACATTAACTCTACGTTCCTTTGACATTCCGTCAATACATAAATTCGCAGTCGGTTTTGATAACATCTTTGATGAACTTACCCGAGTTAGCGCACAACAGACTAATCAAAACTATCCCCCATACAACGTAATCAAACACGATGACAATACCTTTGTCATTGAATTGGCCGTTGCTGGGTTCCGTGATGGTGATATTGCGGTTACTGTCGATAAGAACCAACTTACTATTGTAGGTGAAAAGATTGAAAGCCTTGATGAACTAGAAAAAAATGTAGAATATCTACATCGTGGTATTAGTTCACGTAGTTTCAATCGTTCATTTACTCTTGCTGACCACGTGGAAGTCACTGGTGCAGATGTAAGTAATGGTATATTGTCAATCAAACTTGAGCGTAAAATTCCAGAAGAATTGAAGCCCAAGAAGATTGCTATTACTTTCAATAAATAATATTATAGTAAGTGTAATGTGTTCGCGGTCGGTTGTGGCCGCGAACACTCTAAAAAGAGGAAATATATGCCAAGTCCAAATCCAGAAACTAAGGGTAAAATCAAACCTAATCTTACTCTACAAGAACCACCCCTTTTCAAAATTATTTACATCAATGATGATGTAACAACAATGGATTTTGTGGTAAGCACATTAATTGAATATTTCAATTATAATCCCGATACTGCAAGTACTATCACAAAAGACATTCATGATATGGGTAGTGCTGTGGTGGCAGTTCTTCCTTATGAAATTGCAGAACAGAAAGGCATTGAAGTTACACTTGAAGCACGTAGTAAGGGTTTCCCACTACAAGTAAAAGTCGAAGCAGAACGCCGCTAAACTGTAATACTAATTCTTTTTGCCCAATAGGGCAACTTACGAAAGTAAGGGTTATTAATATAGTTGACATTATTAATTTTAGTGTCAACTATTTTTTCGGTTGTACCAAATGCCCAATGTGATACTTTGTGTTCAGTATCATTACCTAATGCAAAATCTAAATCTATTCTGTCTTTAGCAATAGGCGGAACTAATCCAAAATATAATTCTTTCTTTGGTACTCCGCTACTGACAACTAATATTTTTTTGACATCAATATGTCTTTGTAGTTTGTCAATACTTTTGTTTAGATAGGCAATATCATCTAAACGCAAACTAGTAAGTAAATGTTGAAAGTTAGGATTTTCATCTTCCCAACCATTGCAGCCTAATATAGCGATACCGTCGACGATTACAACATGTTGATGCAATACCGCTACATTAGGAACTCTGCTAGCAATTTGTTGTATATCAGCAGTACGTTTTTCAACGTCATCACCACTGACATATTCTAAAGGTCCAGGAATATAAAATATTCCTTGATAAAATTTACTGAGATGGCCTAGAGTCTGCCACAATGTACGCATGTTATGTGTGACATTGCCGGCTAGTACACAATAAAGACTGGTAGCCTTATTTTCCCAATTGAATGTTTCATTTGGGTCCAGACGTAGGTCACTTAGTATGTCGAACCCTATTTCCATCACAGTAATTAATTACTTGGCAACCTTTAGTTTAGGCTTCTTAGCAGCAGCCTTGGCCTTACCTGCAGCCTTCTTGGCTCCAGCCTTGACCTTCTTGCCTGCTTCTACTGCGTCAGCAACAGTTACCTTACCGTCTTTGTTTAGATCGGCAGCGGCTTTTGCTACTGCTACAGCCTTGTCAACAGCAGCCTTTGCATCTGCTGAATCAACATTGCCGTCATTGTTTACGTCGCCGTTAGTATCACGGTTTACCCACCAAATGAATGCTCCAACTGCGACTAATGCTAATAATAACCATAACATATATGTTTCTCCTAAAAATGTATTTACTACCGAAATATAATAGTAGTATTTTTAATGTTGTAAATAGAATTATGCGCTTTCATGACCTTAAAAAGCTTATGGATGAACCTCTTCCAAGCAAGAGTGAACAGCGTAGTAAGCCCTATAGACCCAAAATGAAGGAAGTAAAGGCTATTTTTAGGCTTATAAATCGTGAAATTTTCTATAATAGACTGCCTACACCCCTTTTTGAAATACGTAGACTAAAAGATTGTATAGGAATGTGTTATGGGCGTGAAGGTCCTATACGTAAAACAAAAAGTCATTGTACCATATATCTAGCGGATCGCTATTATTGCCGTCAATGGTTTATAAGCACACTTGCACATGAAATGGTGCATCAATATCAGTGGGATGTTTATAGCAATATTCTTGTAAAAAGGGGACATCATAGGCATATGAGTCATGGTCCTACATTTTATATCTGGCGTAAAAAATTGTCAAAATATAACATAGCACTAAAGTCTACTGTATTGAAAGATAAGCATTGGTTTACTCATCAAGATGTTACCCAAGTTTGAACTAAATACATATTATGCGTAATTTATTAGATAAACTGTTGTACTTGTCTGAAGATAGAACTCTAAATCCGGGTACTATTACAAAATATAGTGCTAGATTTGATAAATTTATTTCCATGATAAAAACAGGAATGCCTTTTTATACTACAGATAAAGAACCTGTAGTTGCTCATCCTAGTGAAGCAAAACGTTTTATAGATATGAATAAGGCAGGTTTATTCAAAGGTCAAATAAAACTAAAACTAAAAGATGGTTCAGAGATACCTCTAAGTCAATTACTAAAAACTTCAGACTTAGGCGGGCAAGCAAGCACAGGGCAAGAAGGCGAAGAAACAGGAAAAGAAAGCGCACTACTAAAACCAAGCCAAATAGGTCTAGGCGATAAAGAAATTCCTGCAGAAAATTTAGGGCAAATTATTATTAGTAATCCTACATTGAATTCAACGGAATATGGAAGAATTGTAGTAGAGATGGCTAAAACAATTATGGAAGGCAGCAATCCTATTATACCTAAAGATGTTCCTGAAACAATTAGAAAAAGTATAGTAGACTATGCAGGTGAATATTTAGGAATATTAGCATTGATATCTGGTACATCAAGATTTCCGCGAAGAAAAGGATTTGAAGAATGGTTGGGAGGAGATATTAGTTCTTTAGTAATCAACTTTCCTAGCAAGCCTAATATCAATATTGCTGATAGTTTTGCTACAATCAAAAATGCACAAACAGAACATACTGTAAATATTAGTAG